AAGCGCTCCACGTTCAGCTCTACCTGCGGGCCAGAGGAGATGCCCATGTTGTTCACCAGTGCCCGCGCCGCTGCGTTGCACACGCTCTGCAGGTCTTCAATGATCTCGGGTATGCCCTTACCCCAGAATGCGCCGGGGCACTTGATGAACGACGTTTTGGCGTATGGCTTCTCTCCAAGCGGGTCGTAGTTAAGCACCGCTTTGATCACGTAGTTGCCCACGGTCCACACGTTGGCATCATACTCGCGCGCCGAATCGGGGACGTCTTCTACAGTCAATCCCCACTCAATGAGCATCGCACCACTGACTTTACCCCAAAACTCAAGGGCGTCGTATTCCGCGGTCGGGCGCATGTACGCGTAGTATTTGCGTTCTTCCTCGTCCTTTTGCAGCTCGACATCTTGGTTAATCCAAGACGTGCCGTTGCCCTCTTCGAGTACTTTGCGTACCGCATCCTCATCGTACCCGGGCACACCGATCAGGTCGGCCAGCTCCATACGGGTCATGCGGTGCAACTCGAACAGGTATCCATCGTTGATGTTGGTAATACCCGGCTCAGGGTATATGCGGAACGGGTCAACGCGCTCGTACTCCGGTGCCAGACGCTCGGTCGGCTCCACGGTGGTACGCCCTTCATCGTTCAACGTCCAACCCAAAGTGCGCTGTCTGCGTACGATCGGCCCTTTGACGAACGCCGTTGGGAACGTCACGATGTCAGTGACGAAGTCGTTGAACGCCTGCTCCCAACCGCCTTGCGCAAACTGATCCTGAATCTTTAGCTTCATCTTATCGGCGCGTAGCTGCGCTTCACGCATAACGGAGAAGCGGTAGTCCTGCCCCACCATCTCTTTAATCTGGCGCATCTGCTCCATGTCGGGTGCCTGCCCAAGCTCTTGTACTTGGCGCAGCACACGTTCCGCGAACATGTTCTGAATTTCTTGCGTCTGTTGGGAGGTCAAATCTGGGATGGGGGTTGTGCGCAGGTCCCACGGCGGGGAGCCATCGTCCAGCAGGATGTCCCGAAGCCACGACTCAGCGGCACGGCACTTAACCTCGGTAATCATCATGAAGATTTCCGAGCCGCCCTGCTTTATGATCTGTGCAAGTTTACTCGGGTCGTACTCACCGTTGCGCTGGCGCATCGCGGCAAGCATCTTGGTCTCGATGGGGCGCTTGGCGAGCCGTGCTACATCCCAACACTGACGCAGATATCCCGACAGCCCGAGGATCACGGCCTGATTCTGGCGTTCTTGTAATGCGCGATCGGTAATTTCCTTCTCCTGTTTGATCATCTCGGAGTTAGACACGACGCGCAAAAATGTTAGTCCAGCCATTTTATCACTTCTTCGGTTGAGGTTACTAACCTACGGGAAGGTTCTACCAATAAGTATACAGGCAGTCAACCAAAAAGAAACCCCCCACGAAAGTAACTTCTGGGGGGTAAACCCTCTGGTGAGGAGGGAAAGGACGGACAAGTACATTAACAGGAGTTAACGAGCTTTATAGTATCACGTCCATCCCGAGGCGGAAACTGTCTTTACCTCCCGCCGTTGGTTCAGTGTGTGCCCCTCAGACGCATTGCCAATGTGCAGCATCAGGTACTGCAGTGCTTCAGCGACGTGCGAGTGTTTGTTCTTGTCGATGTCCCCATCGCCCTTGGGCCTGTAGCGGTACCCGCCCATCATGGCTGCTTTGAGCTGAGTGCATCGCGGGTCTACGAGAAACCCTGAGTCCCCGTCTATCTGGCGCATGAGGTACTCATCGACCGCGTTGATCCGTGCCGAGACGCTGTTGGTCTTGGCCGGTATGACCTTAAACCCTTCCGCTTTGATAATATCCACGGCACTGCGCTCATCAGTCTGCGCCCGCTGGGTACCCGCCGGGTCCACTACGATAAGTATGGGAGCCCCGGGAAAGCGTTCGTACAGCAGCGGTTTGAGCACGGTGCGCATAAAGCGTTGCACCCCCATGTCGAACGACACTGCCTCGTCCAATATCAGCGCGCGTCCTCTTGGGTCCTGCTGTCCGATAATCGCTGCGGGCGTCAGCCCCAAGTCCATCCCTATCACAAGGGGTCGTACGCCGTTGAGGAACGGACGCAGTGACATCTTGGCCATGTGGTAGTCGGTGCGGAAGTATTTGTATATGGGCATCCCGGCGCTGGACAGCCCGTACTCCCCGTCGATGTACACCCGGATGTATTCTTCCGATCGCCCTTGGGTGTCGTAGTATCCCTCGGGTAGGTTCTCGACGTTCTCCGCGTACGGGCTTCGGCCCGAGGGCTGCTTGAACACATCCCAGCCGTTGTTGTTGGATGAGACGCCATCTTTCGGGTCAAGCCCCTCCATCTGGTAGTACCACCAGCTGTCCATAGTCGGCGGGTTTGTGTCTCCCCACATCCCATGCCAGCTCGGACCGCCGTCTTTCTTGGAGGGGTATCGTCCAATACGTTTGGACATGGCGTCCATGATGTCGGGGTGGATATCCCGGCACTCGTTGAACCACGCGAAGGTTAACTCCAGTGAGTTCAAGTTGGCCACGTCGTCGGCATCATCAAGCGCGCGGAACATAATCTCGCACTCAACATCCCCCACCTTGAAGAAATACGTCTTGGTGGTGCGCATGAACTGCCCGCACTGCCCGGGCGGGAACCAGTCCAGAAACGTCTTGATCGTTGTGTCCTGCAGTTGTCGGGCCGTCTCTCGCACCACAGCCGCCCGGGTTTTGCGTATGCCCTGCGCGTTGGGCTCCTGCATGGAGGCGCGGCGGATAACCTCGAAGCTGCAGGTAACACTCTTGCCCGAGCCGACCGGCCCCATGAGCGCGCGCATCTTGGCGTCGCTGTTCATGAACTTCTTGCCCGTGTGCGGGGGCGTGTAGTCGATATCAAGCGCCACGGGTCGGCTCCATCAGTAAGACCATGAACTGTCGTCCGTGTTTCTTTGTGCGAGTGATTTTGGTTTGGTAGGACAGGTGTGCGCGCATAAGGGCATTTTCGACCATGATGGTCTCCGAAGCACTGCCCAGTTTTACCGATCGCATCCCTTCGAAAGTCTGCGTAAATAAATCTTCAATGTTCGTAGGTAATTGCATCAGCGTCCTCTATCTCCTCGGGGATAATCGTCGCCTCGATTATGCGGGCATCGTCAGGGCTGGAGCCAAGGTTGATTGTGATCTTCACGCCGCCAGTGCCATTGTCTGCAGCTGTCTCAGTTTTTGGCTCTAAGCCTGCCCACTTCACTGTCGACTTGATCAGGTCAGCCTTTACGGTCGGGGAAACTGCGGGGTCGTGGATCAATAGCCATGATGTTGTCAGGAGTTCTTCGGCTTGGGCGCGCGCTTTGAGTTTGAACGTAATGCCCTTACTGCGGATTTCATCACGGTAGTGCTCGACTTTTTTGAGGAACACGGGGTCTTGGTTGAACTGCAACACGTCATTGGTTGTGATGGCGTGGCGTACCACAACTTCTTGCAGTGATTCCCCGCTGCCTTCCAATGTCAGGGCAACATCGAACGCGAGGCGGTCATTCCATTTAGTCATTTGATGTAGGGGTAGATAGCTCATTGCGTCAGTGTGCCTCGACGTGACTGGGGTGTCAAGTCTCCTTCCGGGAGGCTAGTAGGTACTTCGCTGCATCTACTAGTATCCGAGGACTATCCTTAAATTGCCCTAGCGAAACATTGCAGGGACCGCAAAGTAACCCACGTACTACGCCTGTTTTGTGGCAGTGATCTACAGCTAATCGCCGTGAATTATTTGGTGGGGTTTTGCAAATTGCGCACTTACCATCTTGGTTCGTCAGCATCTGCGCGTAATCTTCTTCTGTTAAACCATACTTCTGGACTATGTACTTGTGCGCGTATCCTTTGTTTTGGCGCGCGTGTTCCCGCTTCACTTCGTTCGTACATGGCTTACATAGTCCATAGCACCTGTAGCCACCTTTCTTCGCCTTGACCTGCATAAAATTATCCTGCCCTAGTATCTGCTTGCATTTAGAACAAAAATGCTCACCTTCCTTGAGGCGATACAAATTTTCCCACCGTAAATCATAGGGACCACCGCTCCAACTGCGTACGATATGCGGTCCTGTACTGGGCCATTCCCCCGTCATGTATGCCCAGATAACCCTACGGGCTGCATATAGCCGCCCCCCAATCTCTAGGGTCGCCCGATTTCTTTGTCCGCCCTTAGCGTTGAGATTAACCGGTTTATTCCCGGGTAGCCGCAAAAGGGTGCCCGTAATTGGGTCGTAGTTAAAAATTTTTCGCAGGTGTTCTGGCGTTAGATTTGAGTACATAGGCCCCCCTAAGTTTATGTGTCTGGGTATTATAATTAGGGGGAGTTGGTTTTTCAAGGTCTTATTTTGCGCGGTTTGGATATATGGGGCGGGGGGTGTCGCCTCCGTGTCCATGTACCCCCCCGTGCACCCGCCCGCGCGCATCATGCGCATCACGCATCATGCGCGTCGCACATCGCCCGCTCCTCTTCCGGCAATTCGAATCACCTCAAACTTGACAATGATGTCAGGTTATGAGAGTCTGGATTTGTCGGCAGCAGGTGCTTCCGACAGAGCGGTAACCCGCTCACTGCGGTACCGCTCTCTTAACGTAGTATGTTCTGGAGCAAATGTTATGAAAGACGCAACTTCGTTGGTTTGGGTAAATGTTGATGTTGACTCCTTACCTAAAGGTTTGACCGCTAAATACGCTGCACTCAAGGTGGCGCAGGAAGCGGCAAAGAAAGCAAAAGAAGCGTTTGAGAGCGATTTTATCGCTCTTGCTCGAAAGGGCGAACGTCTGGACGCTAGTGCAAGTTTAGCGTTCGGTTACCGGTTCGGTAAGCTGTCAGTCGCCAAGACTGATCTCGAGCCAACCAAGAAAGCAGACACGAAACCAGTGTTCCGCTTCTAAGTAAACCGGGATGCCATGGATGGCGTCCCTTACTTTAAAATCTTTGATGGCCATGTGCCGGAGAATGAAGATGAAAGATGATTTAACTGGTTTGGATGATAGCGAAGGTTGGAAGGAGCATGCCGAATGGCACTACGCTCAGGAAGACCGTATGACCAAGCTCGACTGGGCAAAAGCAATTCTAGGCGGCATCCTTGTCGCTGCGTTCTTCTGGGCCTTCACGGCCTTCATGTTTGTACTGTAATCAACCCGGCACATGGATGTGCCATCACTTAGGAGTTAGGCATGAAAGAGATTAAAGACATAGCGGTAGCACTGGCACTTGCCACTCTGTTGACCGTACTCCTGTATGGCGCAGGAGTACTGCACTCCATACTATAACCAACCAGCCCCCGAAAGGGGGCAACACTAGGAGAATAGATATGCAAGATTTAAGCACGAACGAGCTGATCGCAATCATGACCAACTTCGGTAGCTGCGCGATTAGCGCGCCAACCGATGACGAGGTGCGCGCAGCGCGCGAGGAGTTCTGGCGCAGAGAGGCTCAGTGCCTTGGGAAACCAAGGTAGCCTGATCAAGGCCCCCGAAAGGGGGCTTTTTCACGTCTGCGATTTGTAGATTCTTAAGTATGTTGTGCGGGGGATCGTAGGTTCTTAAGTACGTCGTTTGTTATTATTACTTAAGTACCTATATGTCGGGGGGTCGTGGCTCGCGCGATATCCCCAGTACCTAGTCTGCCTAATGGTCGTAGTTCGCGCGATAACCTTACACTTTACATGTAAAGTTATAGTGTCAAGTGGTGACTAATTGCAACAATCTACGCGATCTAAGTCAAAGCTGTCATTATTTTAGGGACTTTACACTGGACAACTTTACAACTTGACACTGTAAGGTTACGCGAGAAGGCCATATGAATCAGTCACTTGCGAGAGTAAGCCATATTGATATGTATAGTAAAATAATCTATATAATATAGATAATATACGTTTTTCTCATATAAGGTTCTCTAGAAAAATTGCTTTTTTAGGTAACTAAGGACTAAGACCCAATATATTTAGTGGCGACATTACTTCCAAAATCACACTTATTTAGATCAAGATTTACTTTCTCGTTAAATATCAACCACTTGCACGATCTATTCGCGATCTAAATCCCCTAATAACTGTAGATTATTTCGGTGTCAAGTTAGATTATTTTAGATTGCCTATGGTAACTTGACGTATAGTTCCCTATAAACTTTACGCTATACAGCTAGACGCGCGTTAGGAAACCTGCAAACTTGACATTCGCTGGCCGTTGTGCGAGTCTGAAAACCAGCCGGAAAACCATCCGGCGACGTAGTACCCCCTTAACGATACAACATGTGGAGATATGAAGCATGGCAGAACAACGCTCAGTAACTATACACCTGAACAGCGTACAGCAGACCCAGATCATCGAGAGGATGAACAACATCCTCACTGAGGAGCTGGCCGCACTACTTGACGCGGTCAGGGCAGACCCCGAAGATTACAATCTTAAGCGTCAATACAAAACCGCCAACCGTGTAATACCACGTCATGAGTTCTACGCTGCGATAGGTTACCTGTCCAGCTGGAACATGACATTCCCCACCGTGGACATCTATCCACATGGCCACGGTGACAGCAACACCGACATACTCGCTGTATACAAACAGGAAGACGGCACAGTGGGCTATACACTCGCTGCCATCTGGCAAGAAACCCACTACAGCTTTCACTCCTGAGGAGACCAACATGACTGTAGTACCTGCGTATGGCCGTGATTACAAGAGTAAGGCCGCTGTATTGGCCGACTGGAAAGATGGGAAGGACTTCAAGCTGGCCATGACTGGTCAGTACTGTTCAGTCAGGGATAACATCCCAGACGTCTGGATACGTTACGACCGCTTAGGCAAGATCACCAAAGCATAACACCAACCACTCGATGATATGCCCACTACGGTGGGCAAGGAGACAACATGGAATACCTACAAACAAAAATCAACGAATACTTACAAACAAAAATCCAAGAGTATCTTGAAACCCTCG